TATACGTTACTTGCAAGTAGGTAGTACGTTGTTCCTCCTATGACACAGGTAACTTTGTGTGTGCTTGCTACTGCAACTCCTGCCGCAACCGTGTTATTGATTGCGATTGCACCAGTAAACGTAGCAGTTCCCACATTATTAATAGACAGTCTTACTACTGGCCCCGGCACGCCTGCTTGAGTAGTAAGAAACTCTAAGCGCCCACCAACATCTCCCGTAGCTGGTGTACCTTCTACAATAGCTTGTATGATCGCATTTGCCATAGGTATTGTACCATCTGCCCCAGAGAACAGGATAATACCAGTTCTATCCCCTGTCTGTACGACTGTATTCGATCCGACGGTAGCACCCCTAGTTCTTCCTAATAATATAGATGGTGCTGTGGTTGCGTTAGATGCATCGTTTACCATCAAACTCATACTTGAAGTATCAAAATTTGTACCTTCCATTTGGAACTGAGAAATTACACCTGATTGAGATCGTCTTGTGAACGTTCCGCCTATATTCACAGGACCATAAAATCGTGCTGTAGTAGTTCCAGTAGCAACACTTAATATGTTTGCACCAGTAGCACCCGCAAGTGTAAAGTCATCAGTTGATCCATTCCCGTATATAACAAGACCTAAAGCATCAGTATGGTAGACATATGCATTGTTTGAGGCTGTTACAAACGCCTTATTGCCACCCATTACTATACTCTGACACCCTATCTCTGCTAATGGGCTGATAGATACTGTATTAGTGATGCCTGTAGCATATGCTGCAGAAGTACCAAGATATATATATGTACCACCACCAGTTGTTTTTGAAAAAATACCAGCTTTAGGAACCCCAGGATTATCAGTTGTACTTGACCATATAAGACCTGCGGTGAATCCATCTGAGACGTAAGCAGAAGTGACTAAATTATTTGCTAACGATACACCTGCAGTAATAGTTTCCAGTGTAGCTGTAGACGTAGACGCAAGCGTGTTGGAAACTGCGCCAGTGATGTTATTACTATTATCAATAAGAACGCCAGAATTAGACAAAAGCGTACCCGTAGTACCGCTCCATCTTGCTATTGCGTTATTTGTACTAGAACCAGGGCCATCAACCGTATTTCCTGCCTGGTTAATGTCTAGTTTTTGAGTGAAAGGATTGAATACGGTTGTAATAGCCATGTTTAATAGTAGTTAGCGGATGTTCGACTGTCCCATGTCTGGTCATAATTATCAGAAGACCACTTGAAGGAAGTAATATTCCCAGAAGCGTCTACTACCTGTTTAGCAAGCATGAATACTTTTTGAGCGGTATCTACTGATCCAGAATCTTTTGGGAGATAAAACCCGTAATATGTGGTGAGTGCTGTACTAGTGAAGTCGGCAAGATGAGAATTCTTGCTAAAATCAATAGGTACAAAACCGGAGAAAGCCATAGTCTTATGTGTTAATAAATGAAACTACGCTGCAGCCCGTATAATTTGATAGTTGATTACTGTGTCATTACCTGGGTTTGCACTGAACGTTACTGTAAGTGTGTTATTCGTAACAACAGCCTGCAAAACAGTGACGTCAGATGTTCCGTTATTCACAATTTGTACAAAAGCAAGATCTGTTGCAGCTACTGCACCAGTTACTGTGAACGCTTCTGCCGCCGCACCTCCTACAGTTGTAACTTTAGCAGCGTATTTGATTACGTGTGAAGGAGTAATACCTGAAGCTAGTTTAGCAAGCGTTACTGCTGAATCAACGATATCTGCAGTATTAATTTCATTTGCTCCAATTGGCCCTACGTATTCTCCATTAGATGCGTCGATCAACAACGTCTTTACGTTAGTTGCGTCGGCGACTTGGTAGAGTCCTAGATTGCCGTCTATCTCTATTCTTCCTGTTGGCATAGTATAAAATATTAAGTAAACAAAGTGAGGAGCTGTAGTTTAAGCAGCTCCTCAAACAAACTAGAAGTCAATTCCTACAACGCCCAACCAGTCAACAAATCCAAACGCAATTGCCATATCAATTTGATATTCTGGGCAACCTGTGTTTTGAGATATAATTCTCTTTACTTTAGGCATTTGTTTTACTGTACAAATAACTCCTCGAGATCCGTTGTATCCTTTGTCAGCCATAAGAAGACAAGCAGAAGAAGAAGACAAAAGAGGCCATACAATCAACTCAAGTCCCATTGTGTTTGTGAAGTTGAAGTTGTTGTTTGCGCTCTCTGGCTCACCAGTACTTCGCACGATCTGCCAAGCATTCATTTCTTGATCTTGAGGGACAAGAAGTCTCTTTGCCTGGTATCCTGCAATATTTCCATCATGTCCAGGCATCTTTTTCAAAGCAGTATATGCGTTGTTAAGAGATGTTTTGTTAAGAGATCCTGTGATTCTATTGTCATACGTTTCCCCTGTGATACCAATAACGTTTGTATTAGATACAAGAGAAGTAGATGTGCCTCCAATAGTGAATCCATAAGGAGTAGAAGAAGAAGCAGCGTTGTCAATATATGACGCTCCCATCTGATCTATCTTAAAATTAAACTGTCTTCCCTTATCCATAGCAGCCATAGCAATGGAGCCATAGTTATCATACATAGTAGAGAAGTCAGAAAGCTGCACAGACTCCTTAAAGAGCTGCATAGAGATTTGGTTAAGACCAACCTCATTGATATCGGATTTAGCATAAGCACCACCATCATTTACTTGAGTAACTGCGTTATTTAAAGCAAGGATAGAGAACTGCTCATCTTTTCTTTCAGGAACTTTGATATCAAAAACATCTTGATATTTTGTGATATATGCCTTCGCGCCAGACTGGAACGATTCGAGGACTTTCTTATCTACTTCAGCGAGTAAATTATTAGCAATAGTTGCCATAAACTAAGTGTATTAGTGGGATAAATTAAGTGTTGCAAGTAATCAAAGCAAGACATTTACCATCAGTGGTATTGTCGTATGACAAAAGACGGATGAATCCGTTTGTTGTTGTTGCTTCGTCTAGTTTATAGTTTCCAGATGTTACATCGAGGATGTAGCTAGAAAGAAGTTTAGAAGTTGCAAGAGATGCAGGAGTTTTTGCATAGATTTCAACCAAAAGGTTTTGCATCCACTGTACTGTTACGTATCCATCAGCGGAAGCTGTTTCAGTAGAAGCGGAAGTAGCTACACCTAGAATAACCGCAGTGTTATCACATGCGTCTGCAGCAGCTTTTGCATATCCTGCATTGCTACCGTCTTTAATTACCAAATAACCTTCTTGAATAGAAGCTGTTGTTCCTGCTTTTACAAGAAACCCACCTTGTGCAGGATTACCACCCATAATACCTCCTGGAAGTGCCGCCACATCAGTTCGTGAACCTGTGAGGTCCCCAATGACTCGTATAACCTTAGCCATAAAATTTAAGAAAAAAAAGATAAATTTTACAACTACTGATTGTTCAAGTATTTACTCCAAAATTACCTTTTATTTACTGGGATGTCTATAAATGTATACCCTTTCGAAAGGTCTATAGATTCTTCTTGCGTTGAAACTGTAGTTCCTGCCGTCTGGTTAGCTAAGACGATACCATTACCCTTTTGAGGAACAGTTGCGCCATATGCCATATTTAAGATCTGGTCTTGTGGAAGTGTAGTATGTACCGATTTGAGTGCATTCACATTCGTTTGAAAGAGTGTGTATGTATCGCCTTTTAATCCTTTTTGAGAGGCAAACGTGTCTATAGTTTTAGTAAATGCAGTTGTAGCTTTTTCTTGATCTTTCGCCGCTAAAGCTTTAGCAACTTCTTGTGCTACAATTTGAGCAATATCCCCTTGGGGTATTGTGTCGGTCGTAGTTGTCGCTTGTGTTTCAGGTGTAAGACTAGCCATAAACGTTCTATACTGGTCTTTCAACCGCTTAGATTTGTTTGCTTTCTCATGGTATAAGGCGTTCTTATCGAGCCATGTTTTAAGGTCTTCCTTGGTAATTCTGTTATGTAAAAGATCGTCGAATTTCTCAGCAATTGTGTCTAACATTGCAAGATGCATCTCTTTATTAGCTTTCGCTAACTCGGATGATTCATCTTCTTCGGTGCTGTCCTCTTCATCTTCTACAATTGGATCAACCTTTGTTTCAGTTTCCACAGGAGTAGTTGAAGTAGTTTGAGAATCGACGACCTCTGAGTCTGTTATATCAAGTTCCATCGTCATATCTTCGGATGGTATCCCTGCATAAGGAACTAAGTTCTCGTCTGAGTCATTTGGCATATTGGCAGCGTAAATGTATAAAGATCAAAGGGCATTACCCTACCGTCGTAGTAAAAATATACTTACTAGAATAATTGTAAATAGTATTTACAGAGAGTTATCTGTGGAAAATCTTTGTTTCTTTTTATCCTTTTCTTGCATTTTCTGCTGTCTTTCTGCTTCAGCCATATCCATATCTCGTAATTTATATTCAAGAGCTTTCGTGTCTGCTTCAATATCTTTTGCAAGAAGTTCTTTGTATGCAGCAAGCAACTCTGGGGTAGTAGCAACTACTGCTAATCGGAAACGTTCAGTACTCAACGTGTTCTCGACTAATACTTCTTTGAAATCGTCAGGTAAATTTTTCATATACGTAATATTAAAATAAAGACCCATTCTCACTCGGGGTAAAATCCATAACCTTTACAAGTTGGCCGTTCTTGTCTTTTCCATCAAATAAATCCTTGTCATACATTCTATCAAGGTGTTTTTTCTCTTTATGTAGCTGATTCGCTTTCTCTACCATTTGGCGCTGCAGAGATTTATTGTCGCCATATTGCACCTCTGCAATGTCTGCATCCGTCATACTGGCCGTCTCTATACTTTGTGAAAGTCGATCTTCACGAGAAACGAACCGTTCTGTTGAAGATGTATGTCTCCCCGCCCATCCTTGACCAGTAAGACTAAACGAAACACTGTCTAACCTTCTCAAGTCATATGAATTACATTCTGGGCATAGTTGTTTCCCTTCGATCTTCTCTACGTGAAATGTGTATCTGCATTTATTACATCCAAACTTTCCTGAGTTCCATATACTCATATGTCAAGGGTGAAAAACATGTAAAATAAGATAATTGGTTCAAAATTTACGGGCTTTATACTTTCGTTATATATTCCTACAATATTAAAAGTATATGTCATTATTGTATACTACTACATTAGATAGGCTGGTTTTTCTCCTGACGGTAGTTCAACCTCTGTGTGATTTACACATTTTGCATTACTACAGTAAAACTTATCTGTAATTTGTTTGAAGGTACCTTCTGATTTATGCTCACAAACTCCTGAGCAGTTCACAATTGGATATCCACAATCAGTACAATACATATCCTTTCCTATAATACAGTTGTGTTTAATTCTATTTTGCATAGATACATCTAGCATAAGTATATTATTGAGGTGTTAAATTCCCAAGCGCCACACTTCCAGCACCCTCAGGTTGTGCGATCATCTGGCCCGCTCCCCCTTCCATAGAAGCTACTTGATTCGGCATAGCGCCAGACATTGGCTGTCCCGGTTGCATTGGTTGTCCGTTTACAACTGGTGTCTGTTGTAGCGCCGCCATTTGTGGAGAGAACGCAGCTGTTGTTTCTGGCATATGTGAAATAGTTACGTTTTCCACTGCAGAATTATAGTGGTAATCCCAAGCCTGTTCCATCTTAGGATCTGGTTTTTCACCTTGTGCATCTTTCCATTGCTTAGACATCTTCCATGCTATTAAGAACTTAATTCTTCTCATAGAATCATCTCTACTTTCTGTATTAGGTACGTCGATATTATGTCCGAACATGATTTCCTCTTTAAGGAGAGAGAACTGATCCACATAATCATCAGACTCTTGCTTCAACGCTTTCATTGAATTTATATCAAGACCTTCCATGCATTCCTCGATGATGTAATCCCATTGAATCTTCTGTGCTAAGTCTGGCTGTAGCTGTGCAATATTAGAAAGAAGAGGCAAGAACTGCATAAGCCGTCCCATCTTTTCCACCTTATTTGCTACCTCACTACGCTTATCTCGTACAGTCACCTTCACTTCTGCATCAAGAACAGACTGTGTCATGTCAAAGTAATCCTCTTCACCACTGCGAGAAATGAACGTAGGTTCTACATCCTCACTTTGACGCACTATAAATCCTTTAATCTTTACTCGTTTAGCTTCTCCACTCTCATCAATACAATTCATGTATGATCGAGTGATGTCTAGCATAATTTCAGTCAATACTCCCTCGGCTTCTACTTCATTAACATGTTCTACGTACTCGTTATGAGCGTTATAGGACTTTTGTTGTGCTATTACCTGCGTAGCTGTTTGGTCTGCTTCTGGCCCAGTTTCTAGGTTTCTCAGATCTGTTCTACTTGATACAGTTATTTTATTCTGCAATAAGTTCTGCATATTGTAGAAATTCGTAGCTGCGTTTCCTGAGACTATTGGTGTGATTGCATCCGCAACCTTGCCTGATAAATTACCACCAGCAGTCCACACTCCGCCAGGTTGTACAACGTGTATACGTGGATTAAATCCAAAATCACCACTTACTGCCAATACTGGTTGTAGTGTAAGCTTAATATTCATCAGCTCTAAGTTGAGCAAAGTATCTTCCATGTAGATGTAAGGAGCTAAAACCTCACCTATACTCTTTCCCCATGGGCTGTCCTGTCGTGGTTCAAACTGGTACTGAATCACTGGGATACGATCTGTTCCTCTGTCTACAGTTAGCGTTCCTTCATAAATACATGTAAGGTTGGCCACAAGGTAATACATGTTATTTTCTTGGTTCATGTACTCATACACCCAAACACCTAATGCCTCAGACTTCTCAGTTGTTTCTTTGTAATTGAATGTGTAATAGTTAGTTCCTAGTACGTCGTTAAAGAAGTTTACCGGTTTTACTTTATCAAGATTCTTTGTGCCTTTGATAGAGGAGAAGTAGGACTGAAATGTATCATAGTCAAACCATCGTTTATTCACACAGTCTCGTGCTTGCTCTAGTCTAAGAGCATCATGCAATTGGTAACATGATTCATCCATGAAGAACCGTCTTGGATCGATACGTTGTGTAGCTATATCATCAAACACCTTTACTTTCTCACCGTTTAACGTCTTTACCATATCATGGTACATCACTGAACGGAATCCATTCCCCCACTGGAACATGTCATAGGTACACTGTCGCTTTACTTTCTTCTCATGAATGGAATCTTTAATACCATCTAGATATGCTTTCAATGCTATCGCGCCGTATTTATATTGTTTCTTTGCTGCCTCTAGTTCTGCCTCCGGCGGGTTCTTCATAAATATATCTATCAATGAATTCACCGTGTCACGTAATGTATTAGTACGAATCGGAGTACTGTAATAGTCCGCATACATGAGCCAGTTTGTCGGTTCATCCATTAATTCCCACACTGCCTCAAGGCGTTGTGAGTAATCAATTTTACTTGTGACCATCTTTGTATACCGCTGTTGTACAAATGTGGCTGTGTTGTCTAAATCCTTTGCTTTCTGTGCTAACGAGAAGTTTTCTGCCATGGGTCTAGCTGTGAAGAAGTAGAATCGGGAGAGGCAAACAGCGCATCTAATTCTTCGTCAGCCGTCTTCTCTCTGATTACTTTCGGTGTACCATGAAGGACGTTGTACGTAAATACTTCTTTTTGTGGGATGATATGTTTATGGGTAGCAATGAGATAACGAAGGGCGTCGACTATGTGGTCATCTCCAGTAGTATCAAGGTCTTCCATATGCCCGTTTCTTTCATCGTAGACTTGTATAGGGATAGTACGAACAAGGTCTTTACACGTTGAAAATATCTTTATCTTTTTTACTTTGAGAGACTGCTTAATAATAGTCCATCCTATTACACGATCATTCATCGCAGGTTTAACCACAAGACGCTGTATATTCTCTCCAGTTCCCACAGGCAACGTCATTCTATCCGCACCGGACGTAGGCGAATCTTTCTTAGCCCATATACTAGGATCAGCAAATATTCTATCTGGTATTTCTATACTCATAATCTTATCTCGAAGTTCTTCATAGGTTAATCCGTTCTGGTATAGTTCTCGATAAATATACCACGTCTCATCATGATACTTTCCCCAAACTACTGCACTAGGGGCGTTATACCCATAGTCTAGACCGCAGTACGTAGGCAGAGAATCAAACCACGCTTTGTCTTCTGGAGTATTAAACGGTTCTATCACATGAAACTCTCTTCTGAACTCACTAAAGAACTGACCTTTAAATACGTCCCAGTCTCCTTCCATGTAGGCACGCCTCATCTGTTCCGGGAGAGAGTTGAGCTGTTTTGCATAGGAGGCATCAATATGTGAGTTATCAGTATACTTCGCTTGTACAAATTGAAACTCACTAGGGTCTAGTTGTTCATCGGTAAAGTCTTTATCTATCCATAACTTCTTGATCCATCCATGTCCCGGTCCTCCTGGGTTGGTTGCTCCGATGAACTTTGTGTCTGGTATTCCCGGCCATCTCATACGCATCACAAGAAAATCAAACGTCTCTCGTACATTCTTACTTGCTTCATCCACTAGTATTGCAGCAAACTCACTTGAAAGGTATTTACTAGGATCGTCTAGGTTACGAAAAGCTATGACACCACCTCCATACTCTGGATTGAGTCTGAACTCGTGAGACTGTTTATTCAGTATGCCAAGGTAAGACGGGAACTCGTAAGGAATCTTAGAAAGTTGTCGTTCGTTAAGTGCTGGGTAGTCTTCACAAAATAAACCTACACGGACACCCGTAAGGTTATACTTGGCACAGTAGTACATAACTAGGTAGAGGGCAGCCCACCGTAGGAAATAACTCTTCCCTCCGGATGCAGCACCACCGTAGAGTAAGTACTTACACAGCATCATTATATCAAGCGCCTGTTTCTGTTTAGGAAGAAGGTTGGCTAGTTGGCTGAATGAAATGTCCTGCATCAAGTGATATATGAATAGGTGGTTTATCTCCAAAGTCTATTTCTGTTTTCTCTATGTATCCACGTTTCTTTCCACGACACTTAAGAAAGAAAATAGTACTTGTAGGCACGTTGTCGTCAATTTGCTTATAGAGTTTACTCTCAGCAAAGTCTAATGCTATCTCAGAGCAATCATCACACTCTCGTTTGAAGTCTTCATCTGTCTTATACCATGCATAGTAGGTACTACGATCTATATCTACTATCTTACATGCTTGTGTCACTACGCCAAGGCTCTTGCGCATTGCTTCTATTACGGCTTTTTTGAGTACAGTAGTGCGTTCTTGCTCGTCCTTTTCTTGTTGTTGGATTATGTTGGAATCGTCCATGGTTCTCCGTTTCGTTTAATAAGTAAAGAAGGGTCTAGTTTTCTCATACGGTCTACTATTACTTGGCAGTACTTCGGGTCTAGTTCCATACCGTAGCATTTACGGTTGAGTTGGTGAGCGGCTACCATTGTTGAGCCTGAGCCTAGGAAGAAGTCAACAATGAGGCTTCCAGTATTGGAACTTATTTTCATCTCATTGCATAACAGTGCAATAGGTTTCATTGTAGGGTGTAGACCAGTCTCCCTCCCCTGTTCAATGAGGCGAGAGTAGTTTACGTCTTTAAGCCCATTATTCCAAATCGCATTCTTGCGGAATAACAGTAAGTACTCTATGTCTGGTCTGTGGCTATCCCCTATCGGAATTGCATTTGGCTTCTTCCATACAAGTACATTAAAAGAATACTTACTATCACGAGCCCACACAAGATAGTCGGGAAGTAATTCCTTATTACAAAAAACGTAGGCATTCAATTTATTCTTTTCAAATACCAGTGGAAGAATATTTAAAAACATCATGGGTTCAAAGTCCGCTATAAACTCTATCGATTTCCCCTGCTTACGTAGTGCTGGACCAAGTTCTCCCTTGCATCCTCCTTCTGTATCTATTTTATATGGAGGATCTGTTAAAACCATATCCGCTTTCTCCCCACTCATCACCTTTTCCACCTGGTCAATCTGTGTACTATCACCACATAATAATCTATGTGGTCCAATCTCTATCAAATCACCCAGTACAATATCCGTCTTGATAGTGTCTTCGTCCGGTACTTCAAAATCATCTTCCTGTACTTCAGGATCCACTACTTCTAGTGCAGGTATATCAAGTCCCCATTCAACTAACTTATTTGCATCCCATTCGTTTCCTAAAATATCCCAGTCCCATTCTCCGTTACTTACGTTGTCACGAATAATAATCTCTTGTTCTTGTTCCTCTGTGAGTCCTTCCATGATTACAGTAGGGACTTCCTTCCATCCGAGGTCTTTCGCTGCCCTGTAACGTGTGTTTCCTGCAATAATAATATTCTCTCCGGTACGATTTGAGACAATAACAGGACGTGCTTCAAATACATCTTTACCTCTTGTACTAGCAAGTGATTCTTTCAGTATCTTGTATTTATCATCCTTCACAATTCTTGGATTGCTTGGATTGACGAGCAGTTCACCTACTTTTGTATAATTCATAGAAAATAGTATTCGTTTTGATTAACATTTCTTACCGCCTTTCTTCTTTGGTTTCATTGCTTTTAGTAACAATAAATAGTGATTGTAGTGTCTCTAGTATATACCTATGATATGTATTGTCTATGTTTCATAATAAATACACTTCAATTCGTGGGTGTTCTTTATCAACATAAAATTCATCTTGAAATGAAGTAACTTGTTTCATTCCGTCTGTGTTAATTAGTCCAGCACTCACCATCCCATCTAATATAAATTTCTTAGCAAACGCTACATTGTCCGGGTCTTTCTTCTTATCCTTCACAAACCATCTGATAAATAACTTAAATTCACATGATACTTTTGCATGTTTGCATTGATTTTTTACCTCCCATACTATGCGTTCTGTTTCTGTTTTCTTAATCTTAGCACCATTAAACTTATTACCACGCTCTGCATTAATATAGGTATTTAAATCAGTTAATTCTCCGTCTAGTAAAAACTTTGCGAGTATTTCGTTCATGGGAGTTTATCTTTTATAGTATTGATAATCCGTTCCATTTGACTTCTATAGTATACTTCAAAAGTCTCAGATTTACTAGTGTTTAATTCCCAATGTTTGAAAATTACAGCACGCAATCTTTGCGCCGGACTCTTGTTGTCTTCCTCATTCGCTGTAATCTCTGGAATAAGCACACCCTCCTCACCGTTTTTATATGCAGTGAGGAGCATAAGCATATCCATTGGTTCCATTTCCCTACAATCCAAGGTGATACGTAGGCATTTATCTGCTAATGTCTTTATTCCCTGTATAGTTGCAGATGATAAATCAATCATAGTTCTCTAGTGGTAAACAATTTCAACTACTTCATGCTCTTGAAACGATACTGTCCGCTTTATTATTTCAAGAATATGGTTGAGTGATTGAGAATTAAAATTATTAAGCGGATCACGTCTCTGCATTGCGCACCATTCTTTAGTTAGTGGATTCATATCAATGAGCCAGTCGGCATATTCTCCGCACTCGTGACCTTCGCACAAATAAAGTGTATGCGGGTCTACTTGTGTTATATGAAGTAACATAGATTATGGTTTAGGAGGAAATAAAACAGTTTTCATACATTCCATCATAATTTCCGAAAGAGACGTATTTTTCTTGCGTGCTTCTTCTGCTACTCGTTTGTAGACTTCTATAGGAACATTAACTTGAATAGCGTTTACACATTTTGAATCGGGGAACATTTGAGCGAAAGGGTTTGCCATTAGTAATTAAATAGATTAAGGATAACAAACAGAAAGAATGCGATTAGTGCGTAGTATTTCATGGAATGTTTAGTAATAAAAGAATTGTTTTTGCTTGGAGATGTTCTTTTTCCCGTAAAAGGTAGTACCATTTTTGTAGAGTCTGTAACATTCATTCATTTGCCATTTCCAGTCTGTAAAGAATCGTTTGTCTTTGATAATAGTGGGATGATAGTAATCATTTATTCCACAGAATCCCCAGTCTGTTCCTATAGTTCCTTTGATTTTCGGATGTTTCCTTTTGTGTGTCCACTCGCCGTTTTCTGCGTTAAGTAAGTAGGTGAACGTTTCGCCTCCCAACTTGTAGGCGTATGCAACTTTTTTTTGATTGTCAGCTCCAACACTTCTTTTTTTAAGCACTCCACGTCCTGTCGAAGGAGTAGAACCACTATTAAGAAAAAAAGGTTGCTTAGCACTAACAGAGTTAGGATTGTTACGAGTGTTTGCATGTTTTATAAGTAATGGAGTAGTTTTAGCAGGTGATTGCGCTGCTTTTATTTTTTTCCTTCGATAAGATTAGTAATTTCTGTTTCTTTTGCGCTCTGAACACCCCTAGCATCGTTTGCCTTGTTTGTTATCGTTGTAAGAGTGATCTGCTCAGCCTCGACGATTTTAGCGTGTTCCTCGTATTCTTTTTTTAGTTGAAGCAATTCGACATCTTTTTCTGCTTGAATTTGTCGTGCTTCTCTAATTTTTTGTGTTGCTTCTGATTTAGCTTCTGGAAGATGAGAAAATACAAATCCTGCGAGTAGAAACACTACAATTGCAATAGGTGTCCAAATTGCAAGTAGTTTGGCTGTCTGTTTGATTTTTGTTGTGTCCATGTTTTTTATTTGTTATTAGGTAATGAACATACTTAATATATACCAAGATAAATATTTTTGCAACTATTTTCTGAGTTTTTCTTCCATCTGTCTCATTAACTCTTCTCCTTTTTGTAAACCTGCTTTAATTTTTTCCTGTTTCTCCGTATCGGCATCAATACGAAAAATAAGTAATGACCGTTCAAAATTTGGGTTATATGCTATATATAGACAATAACTTCGTCCTGTTACTAACATATTCATTTGCATTTGCCATTCATATTTTGAATCAATTTCAGAGATACTATTAAGAAGAAACTTGAGGTGAACCACATCAGAATGGCATTTGATTTCCACAATACCATCGTCATCAAGTAGTCCATCAGGGGAGCATCCCGCAACATTGTTATATTCAACAAATCCTACTTGCTCAACTGTCTTACCTGTCTCTAGTTCAAACAATGATCGTGCCTCGTGTTCTAATTCTATCCCTCTTTCTGTGTGTTCATTTGTAAAATGTTCTTTTTGTGCGGATGAATATTTTTCGGAAAGAATTTCATAAATATATGTATCTAGTCCTTTCCCCTGTGCTGCTATTGATTGCGCATGAGACCCGCTCATTTTACCTTTTCTGATTGCAAACCATTCCGGGGATCCTTGTGTCATAGTATGGATTTTCATTATTCTTGAGTAAGTGTTAAAAATGCTTTTCGAGATGTGACTAACTTGGCAAATTCTTTCCCTTTCCCTTTATTCGCTTCCCAGTACTCTTTGAGTTTTTCTATTGTATCAATTTCTTCTATTTCTTGTTTCCATTGCAGCTCAATATTTAACGGTTGTTCTAAATCGTTTTGCATATTATCTTGCTCTTCAATAGTCGTAAACACGTCTCGGAAATGTTGAGAACATGCTTTTTTTATAAGAGTTTTCAAATACATTTCTCTTGTCCAGTGTTGCCAAATAGTGTCGGTTTTTGCGACAAGTCTATGTTTTTCAATTTCTTCTGTAGAAAGCGTAGTAAGAAATTCCCCTCGCTTGTTTTTAATGACACAATACCCACCTAGTATTTGGTTACTTTTTTGTTTAAACGGGTTTGCAATTGTGTGTGAGTACGTTACTTTCCCGCTATCTTTCTGAAACGAAAACTCATCACCGTCATATACAAGAGAGACATCTACCATGCTCTCAGGGTATGCAAGTAACATCTTGTTTTTGTAGGCAATATATGAATAACTTATTCCTGTTTTTTGGACGGTAATATTTTTGCCATCTAACACAAGTCCATCATTGGCAACTATACGGAAGTATTCAGCAAATTTTTCGTCGGAACATTTAACAGCCCATTCGTTTTTTAGCACCCAATTGTTGCCTTCTTTTTTTTTCTCAGTACGTAACTGAGCAACATAAGAACAGTATTTTTCGACGTCTGTTTGATTAAAGTCTTGTAGTAGTTGTTTCATATTATTTATCTTGGTTAAAAGCCTCTGCAATTTCGTCAGGCTCAAATACATCTGCAGTATTTTCTACTACTTTCTCTTCTCTCTCTTTTATCTCAAGGAAAATAAGATATGCGAGTTGTTTAAGAAGCCCATCTGGTATTTCATCAAGATTAGCTGCGACCTCTTCGACTTGTTCTAAAAACTGCGTGAATGATTTTGTGTTCATGTTGTATTAGTTAGTGATTAAGAACATCACTATACTACTCTTTGTATATACCAACGTCAATACATTATTCAATTATCTTTCCGCACCACTTACAAAGCGACCTATTAGCCCATACCATAAAAGGATGGTTACACACACTCTTTGTTGAGAAATTATTTGTGGTCACTTTTAACAGTTATTACAGGTACTTTTTCATGTTCTGGAAAGTTTTTTTTACGTAAGTCCATCTCTTCTACCTTCACCACATACATTTTATTGTCGACCCTTATAATACCTCCTTTATAGTTTACTAAGTGTATCAGTATTTGGTCAGGCGTTAGTTTTGTATCTTCTTTATTCATAGGTAAACTAAATTAATATATCAGAATCTCTGTAAATTAATTCTCGGATATATTCTGTCATAAGCATTTCTTTTTCTTTGCAAAGTTTCTTGATTTGCTCCTTTGCTTCTTTTCTCATACGAAGTAGCAATGTTCCTGTCTTTACACGTACTCTTTTTTGTGTCTGTTCCATTAGATAATGTAAGTAATATAACACTACTACAATACACAAACATATACCAAAGTCAATATTTCCTTATGATTCCATAACTGGATTTAAACATTCGTGTAAAATCTCTTCACACCAGACGCCGCATACTTGAACAACTTCTATTGTTTCCATTTAATAATATATAATAAAACATAATTCTTGCGAGAATATATACTTGAGAGAGAACAAATGTCAATGTATAGTGCTTATGGAACAATCGTAATTTCACTGATATGATAAGAAAGTCTACACATGGGAGCAAGAGCAACGGGTGCAGTGATGCCCTGATTGTTCCAACAAACGCTCTATCTCTCAGGTGTAGGCTTTTTTTGTACTTAGAAGAGAGCTACACTTTCTGGAGGGCGAGTGTGGCTCTTTCCTGCGTACAACTCCCGTGATAATTTAGCACTCTCATTTAGGATGGATTGTGGCAACACAGTCAGTACGCAGGGAAAGTACTCACTAGCGGTGGCTTTAGGGAAGAACACCGAAAAAAAGCCCTATGATAGCAACTACTCTGTCAGTTAGAGGTTCTCACAAATTCCAGGCTATGCCTAAACTTGCACCCTGGGCCTTAGAGAGCTTCTAAAAGAAGAGAGTCGGACATCCGGTGATTTGGCGTGAAGAGCGCAGACGAGGGCACCGGGAACTAACGACACTACGTGACGCCGAACCCGTATACAAAACAATCTCCACTAGTTTGTATACACTAAGATTCCCTTACTGACAAGAACTAAGGGGAAAGATTATACATATCTACTCATAATATGGACGACGTACTCACACACATTTGAAGAAAGAGAGAAAGAAAATATAAAAAAAGTATTTACTTTGTATTTACCGTAGTATATAGTAATGAACGTAACCACTACACATGTCACAGAAGCTCATCGACATCCAGCATCACAAACATCTCTTACAAAAGAGAGATAGACTTGATCGTTATATGGCCGAAAATGACATTCTAGAATACCGAGACAAGGCCCTACGGTTCAGGGAGGAGATAGTCAAGGAAACGTTTCTCAAGTGGCTCATAAACGAAATAAACAATGAATGAACTAAAGTACCCCAAACCAGTAAAAGAACCCAAGAGAGTAAAGCCTCAAAAGTTCTCTTCTAAGGTAGCGAAGGAGATTAAGGAGAGGGACGGGGGATGTATTATCTGCCGGTCTGAGTCTCAGCTTACAGCGCATCATGTAGCGTGGCACTCCGAGGAACGTGTGAGAGATGGCACTCAGAATGATATAAACCGTGGAATTTGTTTATGTTTTGACTGTCACATGCAGTTACACAGTGGAAATACATTTTACGATGAGTTGGCACATATCTATTTATCAAGTTTGTATGATTACACAACAACGTTTGAAAGAACTATTTAAATACGATGAAGAGACAGGCATATTTACTAGAGTTAAACAAACTTCTAGTAAGGCTCTCGTTGGTATGGTTGCCGGGACGAAAACTAACCAAGGATATATACAAATAGTTGTAGATTCGCAAATATGTTTAGCTCACCGTTTAGCATGGTTATATGTGTACGGAGCATTACCTAAAAACTGTATTGACCACATTAACCACAACCCAGGTGATAACCGTATTATCAATTTAAGGGACGTGTCCACATGGGAAAATACTAAAAATAGAAGAAGAGACCCACGCAATACATCCGGGATGCAAGGCGTGACGTGGCATAGAAGGAACAAAAAATGGCAAGTCCAACTGTGGAACGGCGGGAAATACCATTATTTAGGACAGTTTCAAAATATCAGTGATGCAAAACAGGTTAGAAAACAAGCTAACATAGATTTCAATTTTCACGCCAACCACGAATAAGTCAACAAATAACTTTTCATATCTTATATCTTTACTAAACAACTATGAAGTACAACGCAACGAAAAAAGCTTATAAAGAAATACTCTCACTTTTAAACCAATATAAAGATGTTTGTAATTTAGATATAGGTGATATAGAACATAAATCTCTTTCGCATTTATACAAAATAGAATTAGAAGAAAAGTACGGCATAAAAGTACCAGCTTATGAAATGTGCACTCCAGATTTCACTAGAATTGACGGAGAAAGATATGTAGCAATGTGCGGAGAAACACACGGACGCACTATATCTTGGTCTGATGACGGCAGACAACCAAATGATGAGCTTCTTTACTGTTTCTCATTTTCTACTGGCGCATACATTTTTGGAACGGAGTATTTACCAGAACTATTTAAGGAATTCTTTAATGAACTAAAAAAGTACAACCCTACTTATGTAGATACTGTGAATCACAAGTTGTATTTCGCATTAGATAACGCAAAAGATATCCATAACGCATACCCCAGCATTCTTAAAAAGTACCAAAATATGTATGCAACTAAATCCAGAGAGACAAAGGTTGCAAAACTACAGCAAGAACTTCAATCCTTAACTCAATAACCTATGTCCGAATCTCTTATAGAAACAGAACCAATGCATCAACAATGCGTAGAACCACAAGAACAAAAACCAACTCATTACCTTACTTTCTATTTCCACTAACATGAAAAACATACTCGTTACCGGCAGCTACAGTGTTGGAAAATCTTCCGTTATCGACGATCTTGAGAAAAAGATACCATACGAGAAACGAATTATTACGCAAGACACAGCACGATTCTACTTGAGAAAGAAGGGACTCAACTCCAATGATCTCACTACGCAACAGAAAGTAGAACTGCAAACATTTGTTATTGCTTCGTACATAGGATCAGTCATGCAAAGCGAACATTCTCGGATTATGGGAGTAATGGACGGGTCGTTGATAGAAGCATGTGCATATAGCGAAGGATTGCCCCTAGGCGAAGCTTTGAGAGATAAACTGTATGAATACCTCTCTGACTATAGAAATCACTCTGTGGCTTACGTATTGCCTCCCACGATACCTCTTGAGAATGACGGTCTACGACATAACGACAAAGAGTTTCGCATAGTCATTCATCAGAAAATCATGGAAATTATAGAAGCGTTCAATATCCCACATCATCT